GTGAACTTCTTCTTACCGGCGTAGTACCCAGCGATTGCCCCAACGGCGAGTGGGTGGGTAGCGACATCCATACCGCCGCTGATGATGTCTCCAGCCCCCTGCATTATCTGCCCAAAGCCCTGCGAGTGTGTACCTTCTTCGTGGTATGGCGCGTCCCCAGAGCCCGGGGTTCGGACAGTGACTGGATTAACGTACCGTGCAGCACGTACCGATCCGTCTCTATAGGTATCAAATCCTTCTGGCATTACTCATCTTCTCCTTTGCCCTATCGGCATTACCAGAACTTCTTTCCGGGGTATCCCTCAATGTCCCTGCCTTCGTCTTTCTCTTTACTTTCTTTCAACTTATCCTCTATCTTCCGCCTCTGATCCTTAGCCCTCTTCTGCTTCTTGGACTTCGGTATCTCGGTGGGCATAGTCTTTTCGACCGGCCGTAGGTCACCAGTCTCGACCCTTTGGGGCCACTTGGAGTCGGGGTCGATTCTCCCACTCAGGAATGCCTCCATGTGTCTTTGGAGGTTGCGACTTATGTCCGTTTCGGGGTCGTACGGCTTAGGCGTAGATTCTTCTTCTGTGGGTGCCTTTCCGCTCCCCAACTTCCGACCCCTCTTTAATGGTTCAAAGTTGTCGTTCCAGTTGACGACATCAGTCAGACGGTAAAGTACACCAGAGACAGCCCCTGTGGGACCCACATTGCCTGATCCCGGGATGGACTTTGGGAAGAAATCATCAGTCCTCCTCGCCCAGTTCTGCAAGTTCGCATATGTGTGTCCAGTCAACTCAGAAATATCGTTCAGAGTAACAGTTTCGTTAAGCGCACCGGTCAACTGCCTCATGGTGCGGTTCTCGGTGTCGAAGACATCCTCACCTGACTCGCCGGAGTGGAGGCCCCAGCCTGCAAAGTCGAAGTCACGAGGCAAACGCCCCTGACCAGTCCGGTCCGTGTCTTTCCCCACTGGCATTAGGTTCCCATCACTTTCAGGCCCGTACCACCGAAGTCTGGGCTGGTCGGGGGGCTATCGGTGTTACCGGCGATAGTGACCGGTCGGGGGTTCTTGAACCGCGCAGCGTGCTTCTTGATCTTCCCGGTACGGGTTATCTCGGACGGCCACACCTGATTGCCCCCACGTATTTCACCGATGGGGCGCAGTTTCTCCAAGTCCTCTAGGGCCTGCTTCTGATTGGGTATAACCATCGTCATCGGATCACCGGCCTGAAGAACATAGCGGATATAGTAACACCGTCATCACCAATAATATCATCAAATCCAATGATGTACACGACATCCAGCCCTCTCGGGGCCACAAATCCTCGGGCGATGGCGCATGCCTTCACCGATTGGTTGACGGCGCTAGCCCCGATGGCCCGCATCTTGGGGGTGTGCCCGGAGGAGATGGCCCTAGCAAGAATAGAGCCCACGCTCTGTGGGTTGCTGGAACCAGAAACCTTGATAACCGCCTCAGTGTCCACATGGGGGGACTGGTCTTCTGACATATGACTACTCCTTTACGTTAGACGACGATTGTTGTGCCGTCTGCCAGTTTAGGTGTAGCCAGCCTCCTTCAGTAGTTCTACCGCATCACACAACCGCATCACGACGTAGGTGTCATCAAGGGACTTCTCGCCCTTGCCGGGACGCTTCACGGTCAGCAGGGGCACGGCATTATCTAGTTTACGTGCTTGTTCAACAGTGTCGTTCAACCATTCGCTGAGTTTGAACGTCCTCTGGTTCTTACACTGGACGGCCACTTCCCGTCCTGTGGAAGGATGGAAGATACCATTGATGTCCCCCGTGTCCTGACTACCAGATAGGGCTACTCGATGAGCGGCCCTGAACCCCACCATACGCAAATAGTCCCGTATCAGGGTCTCAAACGATGTGCCTTTCTGCTTGGACGGGTTACTCACGGTTACGCACCAGTCCACTGAAGGCGCCGCTCGGTGGGAGCAACACTGATACGACGACTGAGTTCCCGGGAGAGGACATTGGCGTTACGCTCGCCCCGGTCGAACACCGTGTCCACCATCTTCCGGTAGGCCCTTGCCTGCAAGTGCCTATGGTGATGTTCTACTACTCGCGGGTCGATGTCACGGCGTGCCTTAGCCATCGTCACCCGGTCACCCTTGCTCACGGAGTCCCACTGGTCGAGCAGGGCCTCGGCCTCGGTCTGCCTTAAAGCGCTCAGTGCTCCTTCTTCCAGTATCTCGGCCTTGGCTAGTTCAGCCTTGGCGTAGTTGACCCATGCCACAGTCTCACTGTACACAGACATAAGACTAGCATCAGTTAGGTCATCAAGTTCCAGCGGGAGGTTCGGCATGTCGCTGCCGGGCCTCTCGGGGAGCGTGAACTTGAGGTCGAACCGTGCATGGGTTTCAGGAAGAGACATTATCTGGGTCCTCCCAGCAGGTGGTCCGATAGGAACAGTACTTACAGGGTGCCTTGTCCTGAGATACCCACACCGGGCGGGGCGGTAGGGCTTCACGGTTGAGGTACGACAGGCCCACCCTACAGGCAGCGAGGATGTCCGCAATGACCTCGGGCTGATACTTGACCGTGAACTCCCTGACCTCCTGACCGGCCTTCCACTCATAGACAAAGATCATACGGTGGATGCCCGTGCAGTGCATGTAGAGGGTGCCCTGCCTCAGGTGAGACAGGAAGGGCTTGGTGACGGACCTCCACATCTCTTCGGCTGTGATCTCCTTGGAAGCGTACTGCTTGAACAAGGGCATGTCCTCGTACCGAAAGGTACCGATGCCAACGCTCTTGACCTCCAGCAGAGCATCCCCGTCTGGTAGTACGAGGTGACCATCGGCGTGCCCAAGGATGTGATGCTCCTCGTCGTAGACCGGAACCTCCTTGTACCCCACGTCCTTAGACTTGCAGTACCCACAGACGGGCTCCCCGTACCACTCGTGGTAGCAGAGGTTGCAGAACCATTGGCCCCGGAGCACCCCAGCGTCCTTGAGCCATCCCTGCCACTTACGGTGGATGCGGTGGCCCTCCTCGAAGATGTTAAGGGTCTGGAAGGGCTTGGCCCGCTCCGTGTTGCTCTCCGGCAACTGAAGCATGCGGTACACGCTCTGCCTGACGCACCAGTCCCTCTTGCACATATCGCTGGGGTGGTAGTGCTCACTGTCTCGTAGAGAAGAGTTCTCCTTGTAGTCGGCAAGCAGTTTAGGGTGTATCAGAGAGACCAACGTAGAACGGTTCTCCATAGTGGCCTTCATGGCTTCGACCTTCCAAGCGTCATCAGTCATGTTACATCTTCCCAGTCTGTTGCTATGTGTGTCACGGGGCCCTCCGTCTCAATCCAGACACGGGCACCGCAACGATCCGGTGTCAGGGAGTGGATGATCTCACAGGGGCCATGTATCTGAAGCCTCGTCAGGTGCTTTGATCCCTTGTAGGTGCGGTCGATGATGGCCGGTTCGCCTTTCTTGATCTTCTGCTGGTGAACGTGGATGACGTGCTTCATGGTAGTCGGTCGTACCACGTGCAGTACACCACGATTGCTATCAGTAGCAGAAGTGCTGATAGTTGGGGGTTAGTCACGGCGGCGGCGATCACGGTGCATCTCCCAAAGAAAGCCCAACAAGGCGTAGATCAAGCATGTCAGAAACAGTCCTAGTAGTCCTCCGACGAGTAACAGGGGTACGGTCATGCCTAGTCCGCCACCATCGCCAGAAAGTCGTCTTCTAATAACACTACGTAAGACCGTCCTCCTAGATCAACCTGCAATACAGGAACTCTATCCTCCAGTATGGCCGTGCGTGCCAGTTTCACCATCTCCTCGGCCTTGATGGAGAACGACTTCTTGTCGGTGAACTTGTTCTCTATCAGAAGGTTGATAGCACGTACGTCGTTCTTGCGTACCCACCCGGCCCCGGACATGACATTACGGCTGCCGTCGTACTTCTCGGCTGTACGCTCTTCCTGCTTTTGAGAGCGCTTGTGGATGTCAGTCATCTACAACACAGTCCCCAAGGCGCTGATAGGCACGTTGTAACAATCGGCAGAAGCCTTCCACCCATTGGACTCGTCCACGGCACCCTTCTTAATGTACACGGCTATATCGAAGTATTCAGACTTCTTCATGGCCCCCAAGTACCAGCCACGAGACTTATCTTTCAAGACACGGACAAACGCATAGTAGTCACAGTCTTGGTTAGGGTTGAAGGCAGCGACAGAACACTCGTAATAGGGGTAGGGCTCTGAAGTAACACATTTGGTTTTCACATCTACCGTTGTACCGTCTGGCATTACAACATCGTAGTCGTAAGTCCTTTCTAATCTACCTCCGTTCACAGACACGAACACCAGTTCGCCCAAACACCCATAGACGGTCCCAGTCCCAGAGCGAATAGAGTTCTTCAAGACCGGCTGCTTCTTTGCCGTCTGAGTAGCCATCTTACGCATTGCCGGTGTGATCTTGACGGGAGTCATTTTATGGATGTCAGTCATACTGCGCTTTCGCCTTCCTCACCTTGTCTAGCCTGAACAGAACCCAGAAGACCACGCCAGCCCCAGCCATCGTCAGTAGGAAGTACTTCACGGCCATTCTCCACTTATGTACCTATTACGAAAGTAGCGCCTCTGCCGAGAGGTATAGCCACCCCACACTCCTACTTCCTCCATATTCTTCACAGAGTACTCCAAGCACTGCTTTCGCACTTTACACATGTTGCAGATTTCCACGGCCCGACTCTGTATTTCTATCATGCCCACCCCCTTCACGGGGTGGAACAGGTTAACGTCTTCTCCCCGGCACTTGGCGTCCTCCACCCAGCCCCGGTCCAGTGTCTCTGTCATGCCAGCGTTCCCATCAGTTCTTTGCGTAGCGTCTCCTGCATGTCCAAATCAGCCCGCATAGCCTCCAACACCTTCTCCTTGCCCTGCCACTTCTCGTTCTTATACGAGTAGAACGCCCCGGCTCTGGTGATCACCTCACAGGCGATTGCGATGTTGACCACGTCCTTGACAGTGTCGAAGTCCCCCACACGGAAGCCAGTCGTCTCGGCAAAGTAGAAGTCAACGACAGCCTGCTGTTGAGGCCGGTACGTCTTGTTCTTGAGAGTACGGCCCTTGATGGTCTGTCCTACAGCAGACTTGCCATCCTTGAGCCACTCGTCCTTCTTCACCTCTACACGGGTGAAGTAGTGGAAGTTCTTGGCCTTGCCTCCGGGGGTGGTGCGTGGGTCCCCCCACATGACACCTATCTTCTCCCGCCATTGGTTGATGATCAGGCCCGTGCAGCCCCTCTCTTCTTCAATGAGGGAGCGGCGCTGGGCCTTGGAGGACTTACGGAAGAACTTACCAGTGAGGCGGGCACCCAGTCCGACGGTGAACTCGTCCATGCTCCGCTCGTACTCGTCACCGGGAACCAAGGCAGGGAGTGAGTCCAGCACCACACAATCCACAGCCCGATTGTCCAGAGCACGGATGACCAGATCGTACGCCTGCTCCATGAGGTTGGTCTCAAGCACCCACATGCGGTCCAGATCGACACCGATGGCCTCGGCGTACTCGGGGATGTACTCCTCGGCAGCCACCCATAAAGCGACCCAGTCTGGGTCCAGTGCTTGGTTGGCGGCGATGGTCTTGTAGGCGATAGCCGTCTTGCCGGAGGACTCGTCCCCGACAATCTCAGACCACTGATTCATCGGCCAGCCGCCGCCCAACATCATGTCGAAAGCAAGGATGCCTGTGGTGATGCGGGGAAGGCTCTCAGAGATGCGACTTCCCTGTACGACTACGTCGTCACCTACCTTCTTGTTTACGGCTCGTGCTATCTCTTCCAGCGTCTCATACTGCTTCATTCGTTGTAGCCCTTCTAGCCCTTCTAGTCGTTACTTGTTATGCCACCCAGTTCGCTTCCATGCCCTGATCATACATCCCGTTCCACCCACACTCGTAGCATCTTGGTGCAGGGTGGGCACCATTGATTGCTGTACCAGCACCCTTGGCAACCCGACCAAAGACGTTACTACTACCACACTCTGGACAGAGCATGTTTGGTTCTTTGCGGTGGGCTTCCCCACCCTTCCACATGCGAATAGCCTCCCCCATCGTCAACTGAGCGCTGGCGTCACTTCGTTGGTCAGGGTTAATGGCTTGCTGTGTAGCCATGTACTGCGCCTGAGGCGTAGGAATCCCCGCCATCGGGGTGGGAGGGGGGACGGCAGGCGTAAAGCGCAATGTGGGGGTACTGCCTTCACGTACCGTCTTGGGGACTACTGCTTTACCGGCCAGCCGGTCGGACCACCAATCACTCATCTACTGCCCTCTCTAGGTTGACCACAGTTATTAGTTCTTCGTCCAGCAACTTGGAGATAGACGATACCAGACAACCTAGGATCGTGTTGTACGCAGAGTCCTTGACCTGTTGGTGTAACTTACGCAGTTCCCCATAGGGGATGGCCCGCATGAAGTCATCCGCCTCTGGGTGATCCAAGTCGAAGCCCACAGTGACTATATCGTCATCCTCCATCTCATCAGGATCAAACTCTCCAGAAACCATGATGTCCGACATCCAGTCAGCGGCGTCGGACAGGGAGTCCACGACACCCGATTCCGTTAGCAGCGCCCAACTCCTGAGGACATCCCGCTGCTCTTCTTCGTACACCTCTTCTGACGAGGGTACCAGCCCAGCATTCACAGCCACTGTCTGCCCATCTGGAGGAGACAACATGAGGTAGAAGTTCCTCATGGATGTACTGACGGCAGTATCCCCCATCACCCTTTGGCCTCTGCCCACGTACGCCCGGAGTGTGACGAAACTATCAACGGAACATCCTTTATGGTCTTGCCATGACCCATAGCGGAGCGTAGGGCCTCTGCCTTCAAGTCTACCTCATCTGTATCTGGTACGTTGACCACTAATTCATCGTGAACCTGCACTATCAACTTGCCGCCAAACTGGAGTACTACGGGGTGTGATTTGATCATGGCCTTCTTGCAGATGTCTGAGGCACTGCCCTGAATTACTGCATTCACAGCCTGCCTCTCTGCTCGGGCACGCAGGTCTTCCTTGTCCGAATTGATGTCCAACAGCCTGCGGCGTCGGCCTGAGATTGTCGTCACGTACCCGTCTCGCTGCGCTTGAGCGGCGATCTTCCTCTTCCACTTGTTCAGCCCAGAGAACTGCTCGTAGTACTGATTGATGACGAACTTGGCGCGTGTCTGTGTTATGCCAGCAGTGGCGGCAAGTTTGCCAGACCCTCCTCCGTAGGCCGTGAGGAAGTTCGCTGCCTTACCGAGTTGCCTCTCTTCGTGCGTGACCGCATTGACGTTCTTGTCAAACACCAAGGCAGCAGCACCGGCATGAATGTCAATACCCTTATGGAAGATGTCCAGCATGTTGGGGTCCCGGCTGAACATCGCCATGACCCGCAGTTCGATCTGGTCGTAGTCAGCAACGATCAGGGTGCAGCCGGGGTCGGCCTGAAAGAGACCACGGATACTGGAGTCCCTAGGGATGTTCTGGAGGTTCGGCTCCGACGATGACAGTCGTCCAGTGGCTGTGCGGTGTAGATGGAAGTTGGGGTGTAGGCGCTCGTTATTGATCTTCTCCAGCAGCCCGTCAATATAAGTTGACTTCATCTTCTTGCATTCCGACCACGCCAAGAACAGAGGTACTACAGGATGCTTGTCCCCCATTGCCTTTAGAGCCTCTTGGTCCACGGAGGCTTGTCCCTTGTCTGTCTGCTTGTTGGGCTTGAGCCCCAGACCCCCATCAGCCTTCTTGGAGAACAGGAACAGACGCTTGTCCTTGACCGAGTCTGGATTGAAGCCGGGATAAGTGAGAGCGGTGATCTCAGAGAGCACCTCCTGCATCCGGTCATCCAGTTCCACCCCCAACGCAGCCATGCCGTCACGATGCACGGACATACCCTCATGCTCCATCGCCATGAGCACTCCCAACACTTCAGCGTCCTGCTCAAACACAGAGAGCATTTTCGGGACAAGCCTGACTGACCGCATCAGTCTTTGATACAGCAGCCACGTCCATCGGGCGTCCAGATGCACGTAGTCGCAGGCCACCGAGAACGGCGTCTGCCCGATGACGGCTCCCACCTTCCCGTGGCGTGCGTACGGATCATGCTCGGGAAAGTGCTTGGAGATGAGGGAGGTCAGACGGAACGAGGAGATGTTCTCGTCCAAGACGTGCTGGAGCAGCATGGTGTCGTGGAACGGCCCCACAGGGAGTTCCCCGTAGTACTTGGCGATGGTGCGGGAATCGAACTTGACGTTGTGCCCCACCTTCACGATGTCTGGATCGAAGAAAATGGGCCTTAACGCCGCAAAGACTTCTGTACGAGATAACTGTTGGGGGGGCTTTGAGTAGACGGCAGGCTTCAGGTAGCGCGCCTTAGCCAGAGACTCTGTGCCGTTCTTGAGCACCTTCCGGTACCCCTCCGGGGGCACGGTAGTGCCATCCCCGCTCTCCTCCGGCTCCACAATCTGCCCTTTCGGGTGACCTACAGGGATGGCCCACGAATGCCCGTAGGTGGCGAGCCCCAGCCAAATGACCTCATTGCGATGGGGGTCCAAGGCGATGCTCTTGGTCATGCTCCGCTCTTTGGCTACCCGAGAGCGCTCAATGACAGATTCAGAGGTGGTCTTTAAGCCCAGCGCATGACTACGCACCTGCTGATCGACCAACTCCTCTAAGTCGGGGTGGTGCTGTAGTACCCCGAGGGTCTCTACGTCGAAAGCGAAGACGCGCTCTCGTAGGATGATGTCAACAGCGTCGTTGACTTCTTCTAGAGAGGATAAATAGCGGGGACCGGGAGCAAAGGAAGGGAACAACCCCCGATCCCCACTAAACCGATCAGATGACTCCAACGTCTTCATTGACGATGGTCATCATCTCGTCGTGCGTCGAAATCCTCAGGATGTCGGGCGTGTATGCCTTCTTGAGACTGTCCTCAAGTGCGTCTGAATCCAGAGGATCGGCATTCCATTCTTCCTTGAGGTCCCGCTCCTTCACGAGGAGGTGGTTGTACTGGGTCTGCGGCCCGGTACCACTTCGGCTGACGGCCCAGTAGTGCTTGTTCAGGGGACCCTGCCGCTCATCATCGTTGAAGTTGCGGAGGGTGGCAATAACACGGGTCCCTGCCTCGTACGACCGCAACGCAGGCTCCTCGCCACGCTCCATGAGGAGCACGTTGAAGGCATACAGAGGACGTGGCCGGTTTCCGGCGTCACACAGTGGGCAGTCGTTGGAGTCCATGCCATCACGGCATATGAAGGACTTCTGCCCCGGACGGTTCACCCAGTGCTGCCTCCACGAGGCGTACGGGGCGTCCTCTAGGAACTTGATCAACACCGGGTCTGCCCCGGTCTTGAGTCGGACGGCGTAGTTAGCGTCATCCGACCTCATGCTGTCCACAGCGGCCCAACCGGAACGGATCACCTTACGGACGTTCTCTGTTGGGGCTGTGGCAGGCTTCTCTGTCACATCGTAATCTATGGGCATATTCGTATCTCTTCTCTCTCGTTAGACCGGCCACTTAGTGGCGGCATGTTTCCTGAAGCCGACCCAGTCGGCCTCTCTCTGGTTGTTGAGGTTATACGCCTCAACGGCGGTAAGCAAGAACTCTACCTGCTCCCGACTGTAGAGGCGGCGACCCTTGGGTTCACCGCCCTGCACGCCCACGCCCTTGGGGGCTGGCGTTCGATAGTTGGCTTTTGGTATCCACCCATTGCTCTCCCATTTGCGGATGGTTACCGCCTTCCGGCTTAGTAACTTCGCCAGTTGGCCGATGGAATAGAACTCACGCAATTCGCCGCCTACCTTGTAGTGCTTGGCCTTGGCGGTGCTGATCACGTCGTCTAACGGGTTCCTTGGTCTGGGGCTATCTCCCCGGTTTCGTGGGGGGGTACTACCCGGATAATCGGATTCCTCAGATTCAGAGTCTTCGTCAATCAGGTCCGAATGGTCCCGCATCATCAGGTGTTTGAAGTATCCAGTCTTGGTTGTCATAGTTTAAATGCCCACGTCTCCTTCTCCACATAGAAGCCTTCTATCTCGTCACGTATCTCTGGATCGTCCCACGCAAGGGCTAGGACCTTGTCCTCGTTCAGGACCTCTACCACCTCACTGACACTATCCCAGAGGCCCGCCTCCTTGGCCCATACCTCGCACGCAGCGGTGTCGAATGACTTGCTGACACGGCGCTCTCGCTTGAGTCTGAACTCTCCGACCTCAAACCAGCGGTGCCCATTCTCTCCCTCGTAACCCCGCTCGTCCACGAGTTCCACCAACGCCGCCTTGAGCCCATCGGCCCGCTTCTTGGCCGAGTCGGCCATCTCCTTGGCAGCCTTATACTCCTGCACCAACCTCAGGTTGAATGCAGCATCGTCCCCTTCAGTCCATTCGCAATCGTCCATCACACCTCCGATGATGATAAGAAGTCGGACAGCGAGCCGAGTGTGATCTCGTACCGACCTTGTGAATCATAGCCCTTGTCAATGAACGCCCGGTTGATGAGGCGCTTCTCTTGGAGCATGTCGTACTGCCGCTCCTCAATGCTGCCACGCATGACGAACGAGGTCACCGTGACGTGGGGAAACTTCGATGACAGCCTGATGATGCGCGACTCCCTCTGATCCAACTTTCCCGCAGACCACGGTAAATCATAACTTATCAGATGGTTTGCCATCGGTAGGTCAACCCCGTAACCACCGGCATCAGAAGACAGGAACAAACGGGTATCTGGGTCGTTAGCAAACTGCCGTTTGGAGTCGTCTTTCTGCTGTGAAGACATGCCTCCGGTAAACAGGACGGTCTTGGTCTTTCCGGTGAATGCAGTGTTCAGTAATTGTAGGTTCATTTTGAAGAACGAGAAGAGCACCACCTTATTGAGGGGGTCCTCCTCCAGAATGTGGGTGACATGCTCCACCACAGCGTCCAACTTAGGTGAGCGCGTGACTGGCTTCAGCCAGCCCGCCTTCACTATCGCATTGGCATACGCACTGCCGTGTGGAGAGTCGTCGTCGTAGTGCAGGGCAGACATACGAACCAACTCTGGGTTGTCACACAACATCCGCAATACTGTCATACGCGACATGATCTCACCCTGAGCGTCGTCACCTCCAGCAGCGTTGTAGTGCCTCCACAGGTCGAAGCCCCTGCCAGACTTCCCGATGGCCTCGTTGATCTTGCCTAGCAGGTCCTTGGTGATCTGTCGGTACACCTTGGCCCCGGACACGTCGAACGGCACGGGCACAACCGTAGTGATCAACTCCGGCAACTGGTCCTGAATGTCCTCGCGTGTCTTACGGATCATCACGTCCTTGAGACTGTCGTGGAGGGTGTTCAGGTTGCGGTACCTCTGTGGCTTACCCCAGTTGTCCCTGACGATGAAGGTGCGGTCGAACAGGTCGAACCTGCCGAGGATGGTGGGGTCCACGAACTCCATGATTGAGAACAGTTCCTCGGGACGGTTCTCAATGGGCTGCCCTGTGAGGGCGTAGCGGTACGGGACCCGCTTACCGAAGCGCTTGAGGAAGCGGGAGCGCTTTGCCGATGGAGACTTGATGAGGGTGGCCTCGTCTATGACCATAGCGTCGATGCGAATGCGGTCAAGGTACGCCGTATCCCGCCGCAGCATCTCCACGTTGACAATCACGTACTTGCAGGAGATGGCAGCCCGCCACAGGGCTTCTCGGGCCTTGGGTGCCCCGTCAATGACAACGGCACGGGAAGTGGAGAACCTGTTGATCTCCGACAGCCACTGGTACTTCAACGAGGAGGGAACAACGATCAGAGCACGAGAGATGTCGTCCTGCGAGAACAGTTTCTCCAACGTGGCAATGGTGGTCGGGGTCTTGCCCGAGCCCATGACCATGCAGAGCATCATCTGCCCACGGTCACACATGGCTTCGTAGGCTTCGTCTTGGAAGGGGTACAGCGTCCCGGTGAAGCCCATTACAACCACCACGGTAGGGCTGAGGCCCCGGTGAGGGCTTCGGTGATCTCGTCGTCCGTCATATCGCCTATGTCTTTCGCAGTCGTATGCTCGTAGCGCAGGAAGTTGATGCCACCCCGTGGCCTCGGGCAATCCCGAGCAACCCTCTCGGCAGCACAGATTCCTGCTTCGTCGTTGTCAAGCGCTATCACTATTATATCAGCATGGTGTGTCAGCAGGTTCAGTTGCTCGTTGCTGACGTGTGCCCCGAATGATGCCAGCCCGTGCATCCCCTTACCCAGACGTAGTGACGACAGGCGTACAACATCTAGGGGTGACTCCAGCAGTACTGCTGTCCGTGCTCTGATTCTGTCTATGCCAAACAGGGTGTGGGACTTCATCACACCCGTGGGCACGTTCCTGAAGTACCCCGGTGCCTTGGCTTGCCAGCCCCACAGTTGCCCACGTGGAGAGACAATCGGAATGATCCAATGGCGTGGCTGTGGGTCCCAACGAATGCCATACTGATAGGCCACGTCCACATTCAACTTGCGGTACTCCAGCAACTGCTCTGGAACGGACACGAACCTCCTGAAGGCGGTCAGGTCCACCGCCGGAGGGGGTGCAGAGTCCTCCAACCTTTCCTTTAAGCGCGCCAAACCGCTTTCGATCAGTAACTCGTTGACAACCAAGGCATCGTCGGCGGTACCGGTCAGTTGCGTCACCAACTGGGAGAGATTCCCACGTGCCCCACAGGAATAGCATATCCATAACCCAGTATCACTATTCATTGACCACGACGGGCTGTGGTCCTCTTTACCAGTGACAGCAAGGTGTACGGGGCAGCGGCCCCCAACCTCCGTCTCACCCACTGTCGTGATGTCAACCCCGAGCCGCTCTAGAACGGCGACGAGTTCGTTACCAGTCGCTGTATCCATCTGCCTGCTCCTCATCGTCGGTGTCATCGTCAGCATCAGTTACTTCAGTGAAGTCCATGTTGTCCCAATCCCACTTGATTGTCACCTCGCCATGCCCGGAGGTACGTGACATGATGACCCGCACGATAGAGCGGTCCTCATAGTCGGGGTCCCGCTCTACAGACATGACCGTGTCCGAGTCCTGTACGAAGGAGGACGAGTAGCCGATGGCGTCAGCAGTTACCCTCCGAGAGGTACGACTACTCAACTTAGATGACAGTACCTGTGTCGTTATCACAATGGGTACCTTGAACTGTTGGGCCAGCCTCTTGAGTGACCGAGTGATGTTCGTCAGGGCCTGCGGGCTTCCCTTAGCCTCACCATTCTCGTCGTCCATCATGTAGACCCCATCCACAAACACGATGCCCGGTTCGTGCTGCTTGATCTTGGCAGCGAGGCTAGAGACGGTGGTAGCAGAGGCGATGTCTTCGACCAGTATGAATGGGTTGCTATTCTTGCGAGCCTTCAGAGCCTTATCCAGTCTGGACACCTCCGCCGAGGTGGACATCCCTCGCAGCAGTCCCGTGTGGGACACCTTGGAGACGTAAGCGTCGTACCTAGTTGCCTGCTCCTCCACGCTCATTTCAAAGGAGACCAACAGGGGAACGATCCCCTCAGCGTTGGCACGTTCAGCCATCACCATTGTCAGCATGGACTTACCACGCTTGGCCTCACCCACGAAGGTGATCAACTGCTGTGGACGTATGCCAGCAGTCAGCCTGTCCAGACCGGGGAACCCCGTGGAAACACCAATCAGAGCGTCAGGACGCTCCCGCATGGCTGCATACTTGTTGAGACGCTCCTGCCACTGTTCAATGATGTTCACGTCTCGCGAGTAGGTGGTGTCCCCGGAGACCTCCTGTAGACCAGAGTTAAGCAGGCCGATGGCCTCCACCGTCTTGCCACTGCTCAGGAGGGGCATGGCATTCGCTAAGGTGTCCGTGACGGCGGTACGACGGTACCCGTTAATGACTTCCTCCACCAGCCTGCTTAACGACTCACTGCTGGAGTCCCCCAACGTGATAGATGGGTACTCGGAAGTCAGCGCCCTCTCTGTGGGCACCTCACTATGGGTGTGCCAGAACCCAAGCAGCCAGCCCCAGATGCTCTGGTACTCGGCTGAGAAGTGCTTCGGCTGCACTCCCATGTCGATGGCCTCAACCAGTGCCCCATCGGACAGGACCTTGCTGACTAGGAGTTGCTCGGCGCTTGCCATTACAGGACCCACTCGCTATGTGGAGAGGCCACCCTTGCCCTAAGACCCAACACCTGCGCCTGCTCATCAGTAGCCACGTGTACCCGCATGGATGGACTGTGGTACTTCATCTCAGCAGCGATCTCGGTGATGTCATCAAAGTGGTAGACCGGGACGGACACCCCTTTACGGAACAACCACTGGTCGATGGCGTCCTCTGTCCCCGAAGGCAGGCACGTGTACACCTCTACCCCAATACCACGGCGACGAACGCTGTCCACCAAGGACTTGAGAGGCATCTCATGGGGAAGCCACATCCCGATGTATCGGTTCCACTCGTGTTGTCGCAGGGCCTTGGACGCTCGCATCTTCGTGATGGTCTTGCTCGGGGGAGAGGCCAGCACACCCTCAAACAGGCACGCCTGCTGGATCGGGGCGAAAGTCTGGATGTCATTACCTTCCACGGGGACTGCTCCGGTACTCCCCGGACAACGCCGGGACTGCTATGCAGGTGGCCCTCACCAAAGCATGGAACTTGGTGTTCACGTTGTACTTGAGTTTGTCTATGCTGTCATGGCACGACACGATGGTGATCAACTTCTTGCTACACCTGCTGGCGAGCAGGTCGGTGAGTTCTCGCTTTGCGAAACTGGTCTGTCGGATAGCGTCCACGTCGTCAAGCACCACCACGTCGTACACCGACCGCAGATACGGGATGAGGTTTCCCTCAAGGTAAGAGTCTGGAAGCACCCCGTCGTTGTTTCTCTCATCATCTAGAGCCCGAACGTAGTCATTGGCCGTAATGAACCTGCCGCTCTGTCGATACGTCCTAATGACGGCACGCAGAGCAGCCACTGACAGATGCGACTTGCCAGAGCCATGCGTGCCTGAAAACAGCAACCCAACGCCAGCCTCTTGATGCTCTGGGTAGTTCTGCACCCAGTTGAGCACCTCTTCGTGGGCCGCTGCGTTCTCGCCAACCTCGTAGTTGTGGATGCGGGCATGTTCCAGAATGGGAGGGACCTCTGCCAGACGAGTCCTCTCGTCCTTAGATTGGTTCCTCCAGTACTTGGAGCCATGCCACTCGCCCATCAGTCTGCCGGGTACATCTCGTCTACGTACACGATGTCCTCATTCCCCTCCATCACCCGTTTGAGGAGGGCCTGTCTATCAGACAGGAACATCTGCCACGGGGGCACGTCCTCCACCGTCCTGTCTCCCCGCTCAAGGTCTATGGCGAACAGCGTGATCATCGTCTTGATCTGGCGTTCAGTCACCCCGTGGGTGTCCAGCATCTCCTTGAAGTGTCGGCTCATAGCCTTGGCGTTGACCGGTGACTGGATAGACATGGGGATGTGCATCTCTATCTCGCTGGTGAAGAACGCCAAGAGGCGAGGTATGCGGCCCTTGGTTACGGGGACCTCAACCTTCTCCGAGTCCTCCCCCAGAGTTGACCACTCTTCCCAATCCATTACCACTCCCTCCATCTGGACGGTGTACACATTAGAGGAATAGTTGGTACTGGAACGAAGGATCGCTCCAGCGTTTACCAGTACCTCTATTGCCCGTCTGGCCGTGCGGGTAGAACACCCCATCCTCTGTCCCAGACGCTCGTGGCTGATCCGCACACGACACGTCTTGTAATCCATCAAGCACACCAACTCCACCAATGCTGCTACGGCTGTAAACTTCCCCCGCAACTGTGGCCTCACCCACACCGGGTACTTCCCAAAGACGCTCAACGGCACTCTTCCCATCTGCTACACTTACAAGTGCCACCCTTCAGGTGGTGCTCATGTGTGAAATAAAGCAAGGGTCGGGGACTGAAAGTCGGTTTGTTTCCCGCAGTCCCCGGCCCTTCGCTATTCTTCCCACGCCGTTGCGTTGAGCAGGTCCCAAAGATTGAGCAGTGGTACCGCCGTGGTGAAGGACCTTCCCGTAGGCAGGACCACCACTAGGGTCGCAAACTGGGATTCGTCAGTCTTCTCTTCCCGGTTAACGAACTGGAGAATCTTCGCCTCAACCTCGTCATCCTCTACTGGGTTAGGCAGTTCATCAACAGCAGCGTTGCCAAGAGAGCGGTCCAACTGCTTACGCACTCCTTCCGGCATTGACACTATGTCCTCCTCCGTCAGAGGGGGCATTGCATCTTTCAGGGCGGGGCTATCTGTCCCCAGCGTTGGGGGGGTGGTAGCCTCAGATTCGACCACGATGGGGACGAGGCCGTTGGTCAGGTCCAGCAGTTGATGGCCCCGGTCGAAGTAGTCGCACACGAGTCCCTCGCTATGTTGGGGGAACTCGTCCGACCAGAGGACCAGAGCCGTGGCGTCGGGGGGGACGTTGTCGAAGTTGAGTTCGGGAGAGGAGTTGCCGCTCTCCTTCACGACCACGCACGCCGACAGGAGTGAGGGGTGGACAGCGTTGCGGTCCTTGGCGATCAGAGTGAAGGTCGCCTCGTGGTCAACGAGGAAGTCGTAGACCTTCTTCATGCCCTCCGTGGGAACGGTGTTCTGACTGCCCACCCACGGGACATAGAAGTGGGTGTCCCTCCCAAGGTCCAGCAGGCCCTCGGCCAGAACCTCCGAGGAAACATCCCCTCTACCTGCTATTACGTAGTTTCCCACTGGTATCCCTTCCTATCGGATCGTGCGTCTCATCACCAGATCCCCGGCCAAGGTCAGCAACCTTAGCACAGCGTGAACCACCGCAGCGAGACTGGATATGGCGAGGCCCGCTAGGGGCAGTTGGTCCACCCCACCAAGCAGGGCAGCGGCGTAGCCGAGGACCACCGAGGCGACCACCTTGACCCACGGCATGACCGGTCGGGGGAGAGCGATCTCACAGAGTTGGACGGCCTTGCAAACCGCCAGTGCCCCGATGATGTAGACCATGTGCTGCTCCAGTTAGTCGCTCAGTGAGACGATGGTCCCTTCACTATACACGTTGGAGTTCCACGAGTGTGGATCGAACGCACGTTCGTCTCCGGGCTTGGCGTCGAACGTCACGAGGTGGCCGTGATCCGTGGACGTGTGGTAGTTGGCAGACGTGAGTTCCGTGGACATGGTCAAGGGAATGTTGTTGGTAATGACCTTGCGAATGGCAGCCGCTGTTCTTTGTCGGAAGGGCGTGTACTGCGACTCACTGATGTTTGCAGTGCCCGACCATGCGTAGTCACTAACCACATTTCCCCCCGACAGATATGAGTAACCATCCAAGACGGTGCCGTCAAAGTATGGTCCATTTGCGAAGGGCTGGAATATCCATTTGTCCAAGGTCACCGAGGCACTGTTGTTCAGAGTAACCACGATGACCGGGTACAGGTCTTCTACTCCAGTGTCCAAGAACGGATAGGTGGACACACCGTCGGACGGAAGTTGGGTTGCGGCGGCGTAGGCAATAGTCGCCACGTTGTCGATCAAGAGGGTGTAGTCAACGCCGCCTGTTGTCTGGGTGATCTTTGTCACCACGGCATCGCTGTTGGCCTCGTCTATGACCTCTCCCGAGGTGTTCACAGTCAGGTCCTCCTTTGCAAGAACCTCTGTGCCCGCAGAGGTGACCACAGACAGGTCGAACTGATCGAACCTGCTGGTACTAGAGTCCACCTGCTGGTCCAACTTCAGGTTGTAGTCGCCCAACGCACTCTCAGTATTAGCATAAAGCCGAGCACGAAACAGGGTGCCATTGAGAGTACCCGTGACGTACACGGCGTGGGCCACGGCAGTGGAAGACTCCAGTGCGTATCCCCTCTGCTCCTCAAACGCACTGGTGGAGTAGGTGGTGCCATCGTTGTTGAGCGTCAACGTCTTGTAGTAGTTGGCGTAGGTAGTGTCGTCCGTACTGTAGTACTGTGACTCAGGAGGGAGAGACCCGGCGCTCGTGGGCTTCTCCCGGTACAGGCGGACCTTTGCTGAGGCGTTGGTCAGCGACGCTTCAACGGACGTGTAGTACGGGACGCTGCGTTTGATCTGAACGGCGTCACCGGGAAAGATGTAGGCAGTGCCAGCGCTGCTCCCGTTGGTGGTCAACGTGACCCCGGTGGTCCCTGCGGAGGTGTTGCCTACGGTGATCGACCCAGCCGAGGCGCTCGTCAGGTGGTTCCACGTCGCAGCAGCCCCCGGAGCAGCGTTCAGTCGTGGGTCCTTGATCAGGTTCAGCCTGTTCGCTGTCGTCGTGAACTGGATGCGGGCGTAGGGCTCTGAGGCAGCAGCGGCACTGGTGACCCTGAAGTCTCGGTAACTGACTTCCGAGTCAGTGACCAGACCGAGGAGTGACAGCAGGGCGTCGGCCCGTCCCCGCTGGCTGTGGTACCTCTGGGTCTGGCCCAGCAGTTCCCGTAGTTGGTGGGACCGCAACTCTTCGGAGGTGAACATGCACCCGAGGGTGTCAGCCAGATGGTCGATAGACCCTTGGTGTACCCGCTGGGGGTCCTTGAGGAACATGATCTCCTCAATCAGGGACCGACAGATGTCAGCCTCCCAGCCGAAGACCTTGAGGAACTTCTCTAGGTGCCCCGTGGTATCCAAGCGGCGGTAGTAAGCCGGTATCCGATTCAACATGCTGGACCCGGTGTCATGGTACGTGGGGATGAGCACGGAGTTCTTAGCCACCCGCTCCGTGTAGATGTTTCCAGACGAATCGGTGTACTTGTAGAACATGCTGTAGTACAACCAGTTACTCAGGTGCCTCGTGGTGACGATCCCGTACTGCACCAGCGGGTTAGCCATGTCAGCGGTAGTACTGTAGGTGTCTAGGTACTCTCCGTCAGTCCAGAACTCCGGGTAGCCTTCCCATGAGTACATGATCCGGGCCTCACGAATGTTTAACCCCGACGTGGGAGTGGCTGTCGTGGGGATCGACGCTGTTCTCCATCTGACGCTGACCGTCCATTCCCCTGTCTCCGGGTTGTAGTCCCCCAGTCTGGGCGTGACGCGTGCATAAAGAGCAGCGGCGAGGGCGGTGCTGGAGACAAAGCCGTCCTGACGAAGGGCTCCTTCACCACTGGTGGCCCGAAGACCTGCGTCGGTTGTGGTTTCCCGCAGCCTGAGAGAGTCAGCCATTACGAAATGCCACCGCTAACCCCGGAGAACGTGATGCCACGCAACACCGGAAGGCTCACTGCGCTGGTCGTGGTAGCCGTAGGCATGTGGTCTCCCACACTGGTGCCACTGGATGTCGCCCCGAGGTGGCTGATGTAGGCACTGCTCACACCATCAACCTTCTGGATAGCAGCCATTAGTCCACTATAACTAACCGCAGTATTGAAATCAAGTCTATCCCAAGCAAACAGGTTACGAAGAGTGGTGTCAACAGCCGTCTTGACCGCCTCTTGGTAGTACCCCTCCGACACCACAAGGCTGTTGAATACGATGTACACGTTGGTCAGATTGATTGTAGTGCTGATAGGTGACACAGTTACTCCAACCATCGACCGCTCCTGTAGGTAGGCGGTCATGTCGGAGTTGACTTCCTCTCCGGCGGCAGCAAAGTTCTGGGTCGTGCCAGCACTGATTGAGTACACCGAGTTGCTGGCCGGAGCGGTTGTAAACGCTGCCGTTGCCACCTTCGTGCTACCCACGTAGTCTGTAATACTGGCGGACTGTCCTGAACCAGTTCCCGATGAGATCGTCACCGTCATACCGTTGTAGTAGTCGTTAACTGCCGACGAGCCTGACTTCAGGGTAATCGTCGTAGTGGAGCCCGCCTGTGCTGTTCCCGTGTCCACCACCGAGGTTGGTGCCAGCCACAGGGTGGAGATCGTACTGTCCAAGTTCTCGTAGTTGGTGTACGTTGGAAGTGCTGCGTACTTGACAGTGACCGCTCCTGAGGACACTGAAGACAGAGCGACAGCCTTGGTTACTCCAGCAAACCCCTTCATCAGGGTCTTGTAGTCGGCCAGTGTTACGGCCCTGTCCTGCACGTTTCGTAGCGCTGGAGCGTTCTTCTTGATGGAGACCATCGTCTCCGGGTCCGACCCCCCTGAAGCCGCCGTCGAACTGGAGATCGCAAGATGTAGCACGGGGCTATCCATAACCGTTATGGTGTTGGCAGCAACATTGCCCAAGGGTCCTTGGCCGACACGGTATGTCACCTTGATGGTACTTCCAGCCGGAGGGATGCGTCCATTGATGCCGTTTCCCAGCACGATACGAGTGTTGTCAGAACTGTCCGTAAGGGACGTGAACGCAGGGACGTTGGCACCCACATCGAATATCCGCTGAGTGTGGGTATAGGTGGTGGTGCCGACGGTGACGGACAGTGACGCAGGAACCACTTTCTGTTCCGTCAACAGGAACGCAGACCCAGCGTCCCCGGTGAAGTTGGTGGTCAAGGTCTCAGTGACCTGCCTACCTTCGTCAAGGGTGATCGTGGCGGACCCCCCGGCGAGCGGGGAGACCGAGGACCGGGACGTGAAGTAGACAGCCGACTTGGAACTGGTGGCGGGTACTTGAAAGAGGGTGCCTGCGAGAATCTCAATGGTTGCCGAAGACGAATTGGATATGGTGAGCGTGGCTGAGGACGACGTACGTACGTTCGGTACGTACCCCATCATGCGGGCGAGCGCCCGAACAGAGGAACTCTGGGTAGCAGTGTCCAAGAACGCCTCGGTATGCGCCCGGTCGATGTAATAGTTCTGCACGTCTGCGATGTAGGACCAGAGGTCCACCAAGAGCATGGCGAAGTCGGGGGTCGTATTGGAGACCCACTCGGGAAGCGAGGACCTCGCTCGTCCGATCAGGTCGGCTTTGACCGACGCAAAGTCTCTACTGGTGTAGTCAGTTGGCATAGGTCAAGTCCTTAGAAGGGGGTAAACGCGTTGATAGCGGTTGGATCGGCCACGGAGACGGACACAGACGCTGGGGTGGTTGGGTCACTGTTCAGGCGGTATTCGATGTTGACGTACATTGAGGCGTCTGGATCACCGGGGCCGCTCCACGAACCGTCAGGTGGGAAACGGGTCACTGACAGGGACATGGCGCGGCAGTTGGACAGGTGCCTGTTTAGACCGTCCACGGTCTCCCGTTTGTAGTCTGCAACTGCCAAGGAGTCCGCTGTTTCAAAGAGTAGCCTCCGTGTGGCCGCTCCATAGGAGGGTTGCATGACTCGTTCATAGTTGTCCGTCATAACAACGTCCAGTATCTCCTGACGAGCAACGTCGTGGGGATCGTCAGTCGTCTGGAGGTTCCCGTCAGAGAACGTGAACGGTACAGCGATAGTAGTCAACTTTAACCCTTCATAATCTTGGCCCAAGTGTTTGGACCAACGATGCCGTCTACCACAAGTTTGTTCGCCCGCTGGTACCGCTTAACTGTCCTAGTAGTAATTCTACCAAAGATACCGTCGGGTGTCCCGGCATCGTAGCCATTGTCACCCAACTTCCTCTGGAGTACCCTGACCGCCTCGTGCCTGCTGCCCCTGCGGAGGGGGTTGGAGGCGACGTAGTTCTCCAAGTCCTTGACGAACTTGGCGATGGCTGCCCAGTCCACCTTGGGCTCAACGATGTCCTCGGGTTCGGGGCGCACGCCCATCGCCGGGGCATCGAACCACTCGGAGGTCTTGCGTGGCTGATGGTGCCACCACTCGCTCGCCACGGTGGGGTGGATGCCATATTCCTTGGCGATGTTGTTGATCTCCCACGTGGACAGGTCATTGTTCAGGCGGTGGAGATCGACCGCATAGCAGAACGAATCGCCCTGCTGCATGTGCCAACTTCCACGCCAGATGCCCTTGCCGTCCAGTGCCTTGGGTCCGAAGCGGCGGTCGGGGTTGGCTGCGAGGT